AAGTGCCTGATGACACACGGGCGCGCAAATATCCGCTCGGCGCACAGGTCGAAAATCTGTGTGTTCCACTCGCTGAAAACATGACAATCACAGCCACGCCGCAATTCATCGCGTCAATTGAGGCTGATTTGAATACAAACGACACAACGCCAAAGCAACAGGCGCGGCGCATCTTCAACAAAAACAACGATTAACAATGGCTACAGTATTAGCAAAGAACATGAAGCTCTACACAGGAGCAACGCCTGCCGCCTTAACGTGTCAGGTAGATGCCTCCATTTCAATGTCCACCAATATGTTTGAAACCACCTGCAAAGACAGCAGCGCGGTTTCAGAATTTCTGCCAGGCGCAAAGTCATGGACAGCATCCGTAACCGGAAACGTGGATTTTGCCGCCACCAATGGCGTAGAGGAGCTGTTTGACGCATGGAGCGGTCAGACATCGGTAGCGCTTGTTTTCCAAACGGGAACTGTGGGCGAAGAGAAGTACACAGGCAATGCGTACATCTCATCCCTGCAAATCCAGTCATCCGGTAACGATGAAGCGGTGACATTCTCTGCGGAGTTTCAGGGAACCGGAGCGCTTGCACAGACAACCATTTCCTAATAATCCTTTTTATCACATCAATCATCATTAAATGTCGCAAATCAAGTTAAACGGCAAAATGCACCCTGTCAAATTTGGCATGGGCGCTCTCATTCAATATGAACGCAAAACGGGGCGATCCGCAATAGAGGACTTTCAAACGATGTCCGGTGGAGCGCCCCGCTTGTCGGTGGTGGCAGACCTGATATATGCGGGCATCACGTGCGGTTACAGGCAATTTCAAAAACTGCCCGACTTCACGGAGGATGACCTTGCGGATTGGTTGGATAATGAATCCATCGCTGAAATGATGCAGATGTTTCAGGATTCATTCCCGCAACAGGACGCGGGAAACGCGAACAGCCCGGCGAAGCCGACAAAGCAGAAACGGGCGTAAAAATCAATTGGCACGACCTGTTAAGGCAGGCTGCTAAAATAGGCATGGATGAGGAAGAGTTCTATCTGTCAACGCCTGCCTATTTCAAGTACCGACAAGAAGCGCATTTTGAGCAGTTTAAAAATGGTTGGGAGCAGACGCGCTTTGTTGCGTACATCATGGCTAAGACGGTAGATTCAAAGAAGCAGATAAAAAAACCTGCTGATTTATTACCGTTCAGTTGGGATGCCCCGATTAAGTCACACCTGAAAACACGCTCACAGATGAACGACAAGGAGCGTGAAGAGTTTGACCAATTCGATCGCGATGCAGATGAAATCCTGAAAAAAACCAACCCCGAACTTTACGCCCGTTACATGGAGGCTAAATTAAACAAAGATGGCATCTAAAGCAGTAGCACTAAACGTCAGGCTGGGCGTAATTTTCGATGAAAAAACACTTGCAGCCACCGAGAAAGCGCTCCGGCGCTCCGGTGAAAAACTATCCCGCATAGGCTCTGACTTAACGCTATCCTTGTCCGCTCCCCTTGGTTTATTCGGTGGTGCTGCCATCAAGGCTGCCGGAGACTTGGAAAGTCTTACCCTTGCTCTACAGTCGCAATTGGGTAGTGCGGAGAAGGCAGGCGCGGAGTTAGAGAAACTTCAGAAAATTGCAGAGAATCCAGGTTTAGGACTTGAACAGGCGGTCGGCGCTTCCATCCGATTACAGGGCGTAGGAATTGCAGCCAATGACGCACGGGAGATCATCAAACAACTCGGTAATGCCATTGCATCCACTGGAGGCACAGCACAGGAGTTTGACAATGTGACGCGGCAATTTACGCAGATGATTTCCAAAGGGCGTGTGCTTCAGGAAGACATCAGCGTCATATCGGAATCCATGCCCAATATTGCCCAACTGATGCAAAAAGCCTTTGGCACGCAATCAGTTGAGGGCATCAGAGATATGGGTATCGGCGCAAAAGAATTTGTTGCCGGCATCACAGCAGCCGCCGCCGAACTTCCACGTGTCAAATCGGGCATCAAGAACAACATTGAGAACGCAATGGATGCTGTGAAGATAGCGCTCGGTAAGGTCGGGCTTGCTATCAATGATGCGTTTGATATTAAGGGCGGGCTTGAGAAATTCGCAAAGTTCATCACGGACGCAGCCGCCGCGTTTGATAGTCTCAATTCAGCTACCAAAACAGCCATTGCGTACTTCGGCGCGTTCCTGATAGCAATCGGGCCAATAGCCAAAGTATTAAGTTCTATCCAGTTGGTTTCTTCTTTGGTGGTGTCAGGATGGGGTAGCCTGGTTAAAGGTATGGGTGCGCTTGTAACGTGGGCCGGACAAGTCAGAACGGCATTCCTTGCGCTTAGCCTGTCAATGCAGGCATTTATCGGTATAGGTATCATTGTAGCCGTCACAGCACTTGCAAACGAGTTCGGACTATTTAACCGCCAACTGACAGCAGCGGAAAAGTCCATGCAGATGGTGAACGACCTGACAGCACAAGCGAAGGCAGAAACAGCCGGAGAGCGCGCACAGGTTGAATCCCTTATCAAGATACTCGGAGATGAAAACACGAAGCGAGAGGACAAGATAGAGGCGCTGAATGAACTAAAGTCAATCAATCCGGCATATTTCGGGCAATTAACGGTTGAGACAGCAACAGTTGATAAGTTAAAAACGGCTTATGAAGGATATGCTGATAGCATCCTGAAGGCGGCACGTGCAAAAGGCGCATCTGATAAACTTGTTGAACTTGACAAGCAAAGAGAGGAGCAATTAAAAGCAGTTGAGTCTGCTCAAAAATCAGTTGCATCGGCTATTGAAACAGAAAGAAAAGGAGGCTTTTACGCCACTTCGGGCATTAAAGCAGTTGCCGAAGAAAATCTTAAAAGCGCTCAACAATCGCTTGAGGCAATTAATAAGCAGGTTGACGCACTTAAGGAGTTGGTTAACGCAAATGAGAAAGAGCGCATATCTGCACAGGCGGCAACATCAGCGGAGATAGCAGCAGCAGATGCAGTAAAAGCCGCAAACGAAAAGCGAAAGCAGGCATCAGAAGCAGCCATTGCAGCGGCAAACCGCCTGAAAGATGTTTACAAAGAAGTCCAGGCAGATATTCAGGCTGAAAAAGACTATCAGAATGCGCTTGGTGCGGAAGATATTGTACAGCAGGCAGAAACGATCGAGAAAGGACTGAAACGCCTGATTGATGCAGGATTCAGCCCCACATCAGCGGAGGTTGAAAACCTTAAGGAGCAACTGAAAGGGCTGTATAGCGAATTTGGCACAATACCAACCATCCCGACACTACCAACGCCAACGGGCGTACAAAGTGAAGGTGCGGGCATACTGCCTGTTATATCGCAGGTTGACACAAAGCCGCTGGATGATTACTACACACGCATTTCAGAGATTACTCAAGGGCTGACAGAAGGCACGCTGAAGTTCGGAGAGGCATTCACAACCACCGCTGAACTGATTTCAGAGCAGGGAACGATGATTGAAAATACCGTGCTTGGTATTGCCAATGCGATGGCTCAAAGCGCATCCGAAGGCGCAACATCCATGCGCGAACTCGCACAGGCTGCAATATCAGCCGGACTGAAAATAATACGCTCTTACATTCAGCAGGGCGTAGCAAGTGCAGTATCAAAGGCGCTGACATCTGTACCTTTCCCGTTCAACATTGCAGCCGGAGCAGCGGCCGGATCGGTGGCGAGTGTGCTATTTACAAACCTGATTTCAAAGATTGGCGTTAATGGATTCGCACGTGGTACTGCCTTTGCGCCCGGTGGTATGGCGCTTGTCGGCGAGAAAGGGCCGGAACTTGTCAATATTCCGCGTGGTTCGCAGGTCATATCCAATATGCGCACAAACCGACTACTTGAGGGTATGGGGCAATCGGGCGGCGTTATGCAGGGAGAGTTCACAGTCAGGGGTACAGATTTGGTATTGGTACTTGACAGGGCCAAAGCAAGACAATCAAGAGTGTTTTAATCAAAATCAAAAGACATGGCATTAAGGGTTTACGGCATCGGCAAATCACCATCAGGCGTTCAATACAACGCCGCGATATACGACATATCATATTCAGGTAGTGAATCTTCCTTTGACATTGCCAAAGGTGGCATCAAAATAGAATGGAGAGGCGACAATGACAATGACGTACACAGCCCTATATTAGGCTCCATTGCGTCAATTGATATGCTTATCCCGGTCACAAATACCACGCTGAATGCCTTTGTGGATGACGTGCGAACATCCAAAGA